CCTCATAAATACAATCAATGTATTTGTATATCGAATTATTAGTGTTAGGTAATGTAAAATATATCATATATTACATTACAAAAATATGTTTATGTTATTATAGAAACAATATTTTATCAACAGCGGTTCTCACGCAAAATGCCCGGTGAACTATGATGCCTAGAATAAATATGACAAGTGCGTTCAACCAAAACGGATAACCATCAATCAAAGATAAAATGAAAGAGCATATCAATACAACAGCGGTATCATATATCGCAATATTGTATATACGATATTTTCTCATCCCTGTACTCTGTCCAGCTTCTCCAAATAAATTTTTGTATTTCGCTAAAAAAGGAAAAGTACACTCACTCATTCTGAAAATATTTTGTATATTTATTACAATTATTTTTCTTCGACTACCTGTTTCGTTTCCGGTTTTCCAATTTTGAAACGTATCTTTTGCGGTTCTTCGGATGATTGTGTAGGTGGTTCTGGAACCGTGATAGATTCGCTACCTGATGCCAAAATGGTCACGCGTTTCCCTTTGGGTTTCCCCACTTTGATCTTCTTTTCCGATTTTTCGGGTGTTTCGTTGAACAGTTCATGTTCAATGGAGGACAAAGTCGGTAATTCGATCTCATGACGCATCATTTGTTTAAACACCTTTTCAGTATTCACCCTTGTCGTCTTTCTAAAGACGAAATATCGGTTCAAAAAGGAAATACGTTTTTCATCCGTTGTTAACAGCGGCGCAGTACCATAATCATTTTTTGCGGATGGTTTGCGGGCGATTTCGGATGTCATTGTATTAAACATTTCACTGAACAATCCGGTTGCTGCTGGTAAACCCATTTTACGAGCAGCGGTATCTTCGACTAAAACAAACCCATAATCGGAAAGTGCGGACACAAGGTAATTGAAATTCACCAAATATTCCCGAAATGTTTTGTTAATCGTTTCTTGATACACATGAATCGGATAACCAATACTGGTATCGTCAGGAGCAAAACCAGTTTGTGAATATTGTTTAGTCAATTCGAATATTTTGCGTTTCCCGTCGAAAATAGTGACAGCCTCTCCCTCGTTTTTATTGCTTAACATTTTAAACACAGTTTCACCGTCGTAACATGTTCCTATAAAATGACCATTTAGTCGCGTACATTCCGAAACATTTCGCAAAAATGTGTGAAGAGTATGTTTGTTTTCCCAGAAATAATGAAGAGCGAATTGACACGAACTCACATGGAAACCATCAGAGGCTTTTCCATATTGATTGTAGACTCCTTGACCCAATTGTTTCACGTCTTTCGGTCCATTTCCAAACACGGCCATTGTAATTTCCTTGTCTTTGGGTGTGGCAAGCGCATCACCATTTCGAATCAGTTTCGCACTGGTACCATTCACAAATAATGCATGGGGCATATGATTGTTTCGTTTTCGATACGTCAAATAACGGGCACAAGCCCCATCCAGACGGTTATGGATATTATCACGAGATATATCAATACCAAATACAAAATCCAAATCAGACTGGACCCATTTCGAAATATCACCGGCTTTACCCACCGCATAATCAATCAATGTATCTTTACGGTTAGATACACCCATAATCAATTTGCGTTTTATGAATAAATTGTGGAAATCTCGCAAAGAGCGCGTGTTTTTTTCGGAACGTTCGCTCTTATCGCGATTGTAATACACACCTTCTCCTGCTTCTTCTTTTACGCCCTCTTCTTCACCACAAATTTCCAAAAATTCGGGTATTCCCTTGCCTTCTGTAATTATTTCTTTGGTGATGGGTCGATGAATGGACTGCCAGTTCGAATTTGCCACATGATACGCATTTCCAAAATTGTTCATCCCGTTACGTAATTCCGCCGTTTTGTCATAACGGACACGAAGTGGTACCCATTTCCACCCATCGGACTTGGTCATATCGTAACTGAATTCGACAATCATGTGGTCTTCGAAAAATTCGCCGTCAATCGTGTAAAGCGACAGATTATGGTGTTTGTCCTCACGTAATATGATGTTGGCATAACACGCATTTTCATCGGAAGGATTTGTAGGTTGAAATTTCACAGGTTTATAGGCAAATTCATTGTCAGTAGACTCCGGTGAAGGCAGTTTATTATCAAGAATGTCTTGGAAAGGTTGTAGATACCCGTCACGTTTTTCATTGAAACCACATCGTAATTCCAATATTTTATACTGAACAAAATTCTGTAGTCCTTCGGCATTTTTCCCGTCTTGAAAAATATGATGAATCTCGTCTTTGCCTGATTTATCTTTTTTGATGGAGACCAGGAAATCGATGGTATTGTATTCGGGTGGCTTCCATTTGAATGAGCGTTCCCAAGATATTTTTTGGAGAGGACCTGATTCACCTATTTTGCTAGAACCTACCCCAGTATTGGAAGGTGTAAAAATCAAACCATCCGTGTTATAAGGATAAATACCGTCGTCAATGTCCGACATGATGCGTGAACACGCTTGGAAAATCGTCACATCAGGACTAGTAATACAAAAATTTTTACATTTGACAGTAAATCCACAACTCTTTATATTTAACATATCCGAAGAACTCATGACAGATACAGGTTTCAAACGCCCGATAAATTGTTGTAATAATTGTAAACGAAAACGAACCTGTTCCGGTTTGTCGTCCGTTTTTTTCCTCTTGGTATCTTCTTCTATTTCTTCGGCCATCTGGTCAGGGTTCTGTAGGAACCCAACAACTAACTCAGAAGGTGACTTCGTCACCGGATGAGTTTGGATGATATCATTGGATGGCGCAAAGGCAAAATCTCGTGTACTTTTTTTGTGAATAAAATACACATCAAAAGCGGCATATAAATGAATCACCTGTTTACGTTTGTCATATTTAATGAATTCACCGTCCAAAATACTTTCAAAAAGACTCTTGTCTTCTGTTTTAGTACCGGTAAATATAACATTCATGTTGTTGTCAATCATGTATATTTTACCGTCTTTGTCGATAAGTAAGAGACGACGTTCTCCGTCCGCTTTATCCGTAACTGTATAATTAACTTGAATATTGGGAAGGTTATTTTGTTGTGTAGATGGGTCCATAACGTTCTCCATTTGTAGTGTCATAGACGACGGGCCAATGAAATCTCGATTTTGAACACGGCCAATTTGGTAGTCGTCTCCTTTCACAATACGCATGTAATCAAACAATACATCGTCTTTTTCGGCATAAGAAATAGGGTAATGTGTTCCCTGAAGACCCGACAAAATAATACGTATGGATTTTCGGATTAAATCTACCAGTTTTTTAACAGTGTTGTATTCCGTACCCGCTCCTACACGGTTATTGTCTATTTCCATTTCGATTTCATATTTTTCCACGCCACTGAACACACCCGATTCCTGAATGTCGTATGTTTTTGAAAATTCGCCTTTTGTGGTATTGGAACTACGAACAATACTGATGTCGGCGAAAATAGGCAAATCGGGGTGATACAGCCGAACACGGTTCAAGTATCGGAAACTTTTGAGTTTTTCGGTCCATTTCTCCAAAATACCGCGAATAAAATCGGAACGGGCGGTAGATACTTGTTCCAATTGATAAGCCACTTTCAGATTAAAATCCTCGAAAATAACTGGTTGAACACGTTCACCGGCATATTCAGGGGTGGTTTTTTGTGTGAATTTAATTTTATCATAGGTTGTCGAAGGCATATCCAGCAGTTTTTGAATACTGTTGGTCCTGCAATATTCTTGGATAAGGTCGAGGCCGACAACTTCCGCGCGAATATTTGACATGGACATTCTACCACGACTATCCATATATTCATGGAAAATACGGAGACTATGAAACCCTTCTGGTAAATCGGTTTTAAATCCATAGGAATACAGGAATTTTACCACATTGTCATAATCGATTTTGGATAATGGACGAAATTTACGGGTATTGGAATGAAAACGTATCTCGAGCTCATTGATTTTACGTTCATTATGTTGAATAGGATTACTTGCTAAATAAGCAGCCAGCAATTTATCTAGCGCTTCTTTCGGGTTGGATTTCCCACGCATTTTATCCGAACCTTTGTCCATTTTTTCAATAGGTTCCCTATTCATATTTTAAATTGATTCAATATATTATATATTACGATATTATTATATTTATTATGAAGCGATTGTTTTGTATCAATTTTCAAGACATAATCTCTATGTATTTATGTTGTGTAGATTTTTCCGCACACCTTTGGTCTCGGAAAAATTACTAACAACGAAGGTCGAAGACCGGTTAGAGACCCCTTGTGGTGTTGTTTGCCACAAAAAATTGATATAAAGATTTGTCATGTAACATAATGTAATACGATGGTTTTTCATCTCGAAGTTTTTGGTAACAATGATTTATTCAAACAGGTATCTGACATTCATTTGTTGGAACCTTACATGTATACGGGGAACCAAGGTGGAGGCCCTTTGGGCCTCAGACCCGTACGCCCCTCAGAGCGCCCGAAGGGCGCTCAAGGGTTGAGACCCCCCTTTGGGGGTCTCTTACCCCTCCTTCCTGTTAAAACAGCAGAAGAAAACGACGGTATAACAACAGAAGATAACAACGGTATAACAACAGAAGATAACAGGAAGGTGGGGGCGTACGGGTCTGTAGATTTTTCGCACACCAAAGGTGTCGAAAAAGTTACTAACTTCGTAGGACAAAGTCCGGAGAAGTTTGAGGCCCAAAGGGTCTCCACCTTGAGCACCGAAGGTGCTCTGAGGGGAACCTTGGTTCCCCGTATTCCCCGTAAAAAAGACAATATGCCAGGTATTTTCCCCAAAAAACCCGACAATCTATTTTGGTGCGTTTATATTGCGTTTTACGGGTACGATACTTATCATGAAATTGGTCATAGATATGGTAACATTGAAATGGAAGAAAAACAAAAAATGGTGGAACTGATGAAGAAATCACCGTCCGTCGCCAAGCAATCTTCGAAAAAAATCACCAAAGTCTTGTTTCAAGAAATCATGTCGGATTTTATGACAAATAAAAAAATGACCATGGATATGTTGACCATGATGGCACTATATCACAACAAACATTTTATGATTGCGCATTTAACTGATAGTTGTGAATCCGAACCCTATTACATTACCATTACGGGAGACCAGGAATCAACACCATTATTGTTGTACAAGCGCGGTAAATACGATTATAGCTTCATGTTAGAGCCGGAACCCAGTATGTTGGAAGACATTGTAAATACGCGATTCAAATACGAGAACCATGATATGCCACTGAAAGCCGTATCAAATTATAAAACCAGTGATTTAGAACACATATTTGATGTGTTGGAAATCGAGAAAGAAGAGGAGAGGAAATACAAAAAGGAGGATTATTACAAAAGTATTATGTTGAGATGCGGATTCGTCTAGAATACACAACATCCTCTGTTTCGTCATCATCTGTTAGTTCATATATTTTTGGGTCTATTTCTGGAAAAAAAGTATCATAATCACGCACAGGAATTTTCATATAATTCAGAAGCAATTCGGAACAACTCGGATGTATGATTCCATCACGGTACAATTGTTCTCCACCAATAACAAATATTTTGTGTATTTTTCCTTGATGATGTGCTATTTTTTCCAACGCATCGTCCAATGATTCAGCTAATAAAATATCCTTGTATGAATTATTCATGTTTCTTGAGCATACTACATTCAATCTTCCTTTTAAGGGTCGAGAACCCAAGCTTTCAAATGTTTTTCTTCCCATAATGACCACATTCATGTATTCATCGGAAGGTACATCTGTAGTAGTGATGCGGAAAAAAGCCATGTCTTCTTTGGATTTCCATGGAATGGTTCCTTGGTACCCTATTCCGCGTGTTTTTTCACACATGGCGGCTATGATGGTAAATTTTTTACTAGACATATACATTTTGTATATGTCTACTATTATGATACTTCTATATCACTGTTGTCAAAAAATGCGTCTTTGAATTCTTTTTTTTGAGATTCAAATTCCGACAACGAATTTTCTTGATCATGAACGTAATTCAAATAATCACGTATTTCATTCAATGTATTCTCGGGTAAAAAAGTCAAATTAACAAATACACCGCTCTTGTTTTCGTTTATTTTGACATCTTGATTGTTTTTCAAGATTTTCAAGATTTCAATTTGGTGATTTTTGGACATGACCTCAATTTTCTTTTTCATGTTCTCTAAATCTAAATAAAATGCGTTTTTTTCGTTATTCATGCGTATGTTATATAACAATTAAAATGTATCTATATTATTTTACACAAAATGTTTTATTCATCCTCATCGTCGTCCTCATCATCATCATCCTCATCAGAACCACCCATATGATGACCATGTGGAAATGTTTCGTCGTGTTCTCCCATTTCATCACCGCCTCTCTTTTTATTCTCAATGGGTCGGTTCATCAATTTTCCAATAACACAAATATATGGGTCATTTAATTCATAACGGATACCAATGACTTTTACATAAATCGTCATGTTCTCCTTGATTGTTTGAAAATGACGATCCATGTTGTGGTGGTCACGGGCCACAAAAACAGTCACAGGTACGGTCTCATTGTCCAACACCTCGGCGTGAATACCCGCCTTGGTAATTGTCTTACTCTGACATTCAATTAACATGCCTTCCACAGGATGAGATATTTTACATGTGAACACCGTCTGAAATTCAATATATTCTGTGTTAATGACTCCATTGGAATAACTCATTACACGCACGGAACCAGGACGAATAAAACCTTCTTCAATACATTTTCCTTCAATCGTCATGGACAATTTTTTCTGTAGGTTCTCCTTGATATTTTTCCCAATCTCGGTAATTTTCAACACAATTTTTTTCGTTAATAGACCATCCGTATAAACACCATATATTTTGTCATGATTCACTTGAGTTCGTTTCTTAGGAATTCGCAACATGATTGTTATATTTATTATAGTATTACATTTTTATTATTCAATTTTTGCGCGAGTATTTCAATATACCGTTCAAGAGAATCTGTTCGTTGGTCAACAACCATGTTTTTTCCCCCTTTTTTTCCCGCTGAAATTCGCGAATCAAACATTCCAAAACAACTGCCAACCGATTTTTACCTTCACCAAAAAACGTCTTGACATTTTCCACAGTATACATGGGTTCTCCTAATATCGCGTTTATTTTTGTAATAAGTTCTTTGCTAAGTGCTTGACTGACTCGTGCGCCTCGTTTATTCACACTATCATTCAAGTCACGTATTTTGAACACATATTCATTCTGACCGTCTACCCACGACATAAACCCGATTGTTTGATTCATCGCATCTTTGATTAAGATGTATTTATCACGGTAACCATCGGAACGCAAAATGACATTCGCATCTGTGAATTCGGCCTCCTTCCATGTTTCTCTGGCAAACAACTCTGGACTTCGTCCTTCGTTGTTAGTAACTTCTTTGACATCTTCGGTGTACGAAGAATCTACATATTGTACGTAAATTTTTGGAGAACCTGCTCCGTCAGAGAAAGTAATTCCTAACAATCCTCTGTCAGTAACCACCATTTTGTCGTCGAAATATTCCTTCATGTAGGTGTCAATGTTCTCAATAGGGCGCCAGTTCGCAGAATATATTCGTTGGAGAACCTCTTTTTTTTTTGTAAACGGAAATTCGTCCAAAATATGGTATACAACATGTTTTTGTATGTCTTCCAATGATATTCCATGCTGCTCAATGAGATGTTGCGTAACCATACTCATATTTTTGTACCAGTTTTTCTCCCCGGACGTGATTTTTACGTCTTTCAAAAAAGTCAAATTGTAATTTTCCTCAATCTCTTTCATCACGTCTTCATAAGAATTTGTGTCATCCATTGTTTCTTCGGATGCTTTTACTAATTCCTCCTCGTTTTGCTTCTCTGATGTCCTACGGACATCTAACAACTCTGGACTTCGTCCTTCGTTGTTAGACCGAATCGAAGCTACCTTTGTTGTTAGTTTGGCACTAGATTCCGGTTTTTTATCGGGTATTTCTACCAGAATACTGTGCGATTTTATATCAATTGGGCGTGTGCGGTCATAAATTGATGCTTGTTCGTCTGTGATTTCCATAGGTTGAAATACATAGTACTCGCCGTGATTGATCAAGCGTCCCATTCGATCATATCGATCAATTAAATACTCATTTTTACTATCAATTAAAAACGTGAGAGCCGCGTAAATTTGTTCAATGGGGTATTCTTTCACAATGTTGATAGAACGGATCAATTCGTCTTCTTTGAAGAACATTTTACCTTGTTTTTGTCCTGGAATATCACGGAACAAATCGCGTATTCTCTTGACAATCTTGGCACGATTTCCCTGTAAAAACTCTTCATTGTATGTGGTTTGTGTTGATTGAACGTTTTCCAAATCGATGCTGGGAGAACATGTGTAATTACAATTATCCATATAATCACATATTTCTGTGAATGGTTTGTCTCCCACTGTATAATCTACGGTTTCGCCGCTAGCAGTTTCGATTTGAATCACATTGGTTTTCAACAATTCCTTTAATTTTTCAGCAGTAAAATTCGTCTGTGCGATATTTAAATTACAATCCACAGCTGTTTCTTTGAGAACCCGGGTAACTTTACCTATTTTTGTGGACTTTTGTTCCGCCAATCGATAAATATAGAGGTCCGCCGTCTCCGTTTCTCCAGATTGTGTACCGTGAAGATAAATTTCCACATTACGTTGCTCAAACGGGAGTTGACAATGACTGAGATTACGTACACCACGTCCAATGATTTGTTCAATACGACTCATATTAAACCACGGTTCCATCACATGTACTTGACGAATATTTTTGAAATCAACACCTTCTCCAGCGGCTTTGGAAATCAGAACAACCTTTACAAATTCACCCTCTTTGTTTTTAGGTTGATTTAAATGTTTGATATCAGCGTCATTATTGGGTGAAAAAACCGGGTCGCCTGTGATCATGACATAACGTACGGGTCTAAATGTACCCGTATCAGAATACGCTTCGGTTTTCGTTTTCATAGTGAGAGCATCGACAGGTTCGGTAGGTGGGTCTTTAAACAATGATTTTGTATAAGATTCAGAACCATACCGCGAGAATCCCATCTCTTCCAATGCCAGCGCAATTGGAACTAACCCAGCGTCAATCCATTGGGAATAAATCAACACTATCCCTTTTGATTTTTTGATTATTTCGCATATTTTGGCGATTTTTGCGCTATATTTACCAATGTTCTCCGGACTAAAAATTCGACCGTATTTGGCGTCCTTATAATCATAATTGTAACGTTGGGGATGTTCTCCCTTAGATTCTTTGAAAGATACAATATTGGATAATCCTTGAGAACCAATCATGTTAGAAATAAGATAATTGTATTCTTCAGGAGCCGTTTTTGTATTTCGTTCTTCGAATTCGGAGAACGGATACACAATATTGAGTGCTTCTAATGGTTGTTGTAGAGCGATGTAACCAAACGAATCCAGATGAATGGCGGTGGTTTCCGTTTCGGCATTTTGTAATACAGGATTGTATTTACGCATATGCTCTATGATGAAATCGTAGGCTAATTTCTGATGGGTGTCTTCCGAGAACTTGTGTAGAAAAATAGGGATATGTTGAATAGCGTTGTCTTTGCCCATGGGTTTACCGTTCATTTGTAGGGTTGGATATGTGGTATTTTTAAACCCACTTTCTTCAGGATACACGCGAAAAGGGAACGAGTATGGGTTTTCACCACGAACATACGAAATATATCCGGTCAATTTGCGAATCAGTACATCACGTCCACCTTCCGGATGTTTGTCGTCTTTCACATGAAAATCGCCGGTTCTATTGAAAATATCGCTAATCTTTACAGGTGCTCTATTATCATTTAAATTCATTAAATTTAGTAACCAAATAATTTCTTCGTGGGAATTGTACATGGGTGTCGCTGACAGAAGTAACAATCGCATATTATCTGATTGCTTCGCAACTTCCATGAGTAATTCTGCCGTTTTTTTATTCTTGTTCTCATTGGTAATGCGAATATTATGAACCTCGTCAATAATAATGAGACGATTGTTAAACACTGATTTGATTTTCTGTTTTTTAATTCTAGCCTTTTCTTCGCGTGAATATGAAACACCTTTTACTTCGGTTGAATCTTGAATAAAATTACCGAATTGTGTATATCCCATGAATACGTATTGTTCCGATATGATTGTTTTAATCTGATTAACTATGCGTTCTTTGGATAACGATTTAAGGTAAGTTGGATTCATTTCAGACAACAATGCTTCGCCTACACAGGATTGTATGGACCATATTCCGTTCTCCAATTTCAATTTCGTTTCGTCAAATAGTTGTAGACGAAAATTATCTTGAACATTGGGAGATGCCACAATAAAAATGGATTTGCGCATACCAATTTGTTTCATATGTATACGTGTTTCTTCTGATACACCAATCGCCGCACATGTTTTTCCACTTCCTAGACCAAAATACATTAATAAACTGTTATAAGGTGTGTTAAATGACATGAAATTTTTCACAAATATTTGGTGTGGTAAAAGTTCGAATTCAGAGTTACATAATATGTCTGCTTGTGTTTTCACGTCGTATATTTTCCCATCATATTTGGTATCAAAAAATTCCTTGTGTTTGGCAAGTTTGATATTGAACTCGGGATCATCCAATTCGGGATACAAAAAATCGGATTTGTTGTAAGCAGAAAAGAGGGGCGCAACTTCCTCCGGTTCTTTGGGTGCTTCTTCCTCTTCCTCTTCTTCTTCTTTTTCTTGTGTTGCTTCTTCCTCTTCTTCTTTTTCGGGTTCTGGTTCTGGTTCTGGTTCTTGTGTTGATTCTTCCTCTTCCTCTTCTTTTTCTGGTTCTAGTTCTGGTTCTTGTGTTGCTTCTTCCTCTTCTTCCTCTTCTTCTTTTTCTGGTTCTGGTTCTTGGGTCGAACCAAACGGTAATCCTGGTACAAGAATAGATACCTCATTCTTATTTTCAGATAATTTGGGAACAACTTTGATGCGCGGCACCTTAGTTTCCGTACGTTTTGCTTCCGTCTCTGGCTCAAACAACTCCACAAGGGTGGATACCCCTTTGGGGTCTCTAACCGGTCTTCGACCTTCGTTGTTAGTAATTTTTCCGACACCAAAGGTCTGCGGAAAATCTACATTGAGTGCCGGTACATTTTTTCTAGTTTTTCTGGCATTTTTCGGTAAATCGTCAAATACTCGGTATTTTATGTTTTTTTTTTCGAAATAATCCACATATTCTTGCCAACGATTTTGCTCTACAAGAAGATTTTTGAGACCAAGGGGTACCATTTTTCCTTCAGGATTTTGCGGGTCTTCACCGCACTCTGACGGCTTACGTAATACATAATTTTTACCATCCCATCTATAATATTTGGGTCCTCGTTCTTTCCTTTTTTTCACCGATATATTTCTTTTCATATTTTCTTCTGAATTTTCCATGAAATGAATATATCTATATATGATAACTATAGATATATTATGACGATATATTTCATACAATATGACGACTTACAATTCCACGGTGTATATTGGTAAGTATACGTATTTTTTCTAAATTATATGGTCTAAAACACGCAATACAATCTTCATATGATTTCCACTCTATCTTACTCACTTCGGATTTTTGGTAATCCCCCATATACAGTGTTGTTTCATAATCCATGTACATTAAAAAATATTTGTGTTTGTATGATTTATAATTAGAGCCCAAGAATATTTCTTCAAATGGTAGTACATTTTGTATATAAGTTAATTTGTTGGAATGATAACCCGTCTCCTCCGTAAATTCGCGAAGCGCGCAATCAAAATCATTTTCTTGGTTGTTTCTGCGACCTTTGGGAAATCCCCATTCGGGTTCTTCCCAAGTATCAAATTGCTCGCTTTCTTTTATCAAACTCTGTAATGTATATTCATATTCTAGATCTGGCTCCGTTTTCTTACACCTTTGCCGATTTAAATCGTACCTCACAGTATCTTCAAACAACTCCGGTCTTCGACCTTCGTTGTTAGTAATTTTTCCGACACCAAAGGTGTGCGGAAAATCTTCAGTTGGCGATTCCATTGGTAAAGCAACGTTACCACGCGCATCTTCAACGTGCGAAGGTGTAATATGATCCGGTATTCCCTTGGTGTGCGAAAAATCTACAGTTTCATGACAAATCCCTTTTATAAGCATATTGTATTTCTCTCGGGAAATAATTTCTTCCGATTTATACTGACTGCTATATTTTGAATTACCCCAAATGTCACACCACAATTTATTAAAATCATGACTACATAACCGTTCTTTTTCATCTCGTGTCATTTGCTTCAACATATTCATAATATAATCCTTGTTGTTAACTGAATATTTTCCCCTCATAAAATCAATATAACCCAGGGTATCTTTTCTTCGAATCAATAAATATTCCAAACAACTCCGGTCTTTGACCTTTGTTGTTTGGAGATTTTTCTCCGCTATCGATTCATCTAACTCCGAAACACGCTTGTGGTCAGAAAAGCGTAGCTTCTCAACTACTAAGTTCGAAGGTAGCTTCGCTACCGGAGAACTTTGGGTGGATGAGTTTCTTATACGAAATGCTATTATTCCTATACTAGTAATTGGCATTTTACACTGATGAAAAAGATGACCCGGCTTTCCACAATTGTTACAATTATTTGTACTTGAATATTTGTTTCTATGTCCTGAAAATCCGTCTTGAGGGGTGTATTTTTTATACGATTCAAACAAACTCCTCCGCAAGCAAGCTTGCTCCGGAGTTAGGATATTTTTCTCCGCTGTCGCTACGGAAAAATGCTCCAACTCCGTTCTTCGTTCTTCGTTGTTAGGATATTCTCCAAAATAATTATTTTTTACGTTTTTTCTATCGTACATAATTTGTGCGAATCTACTGCTATATTATATTCATACCCATTTATATACATTTTATAAAAATATGTCATCATACTCATCGTTTTCAAGTGAGGTGTGGGGACCCCATTATTGGTTTTTTCTACACACAATCGCCCATGCTTATCCAGAAAATCCGAACAAAGTAACAAAAAGAAAATATTACGATTTTATTCAAAATATGCCTGTATTTATTCCTATATCAGAAATGGGAGACAAATTTAGTCAATTATTAGATAAATATCCTGTCTCGCCTTATCTAGACAATCGTGATTCGTTTATTCGCTGGGTACATTTTATTCATAACAAATACAACCTCTTGCTAGGAAAGGAGGAAATCACGTTGTATGATGGAATTGACAAATATTTTGAACAATATAAACCAAAATTTATACAAATACATGATAAAATACACGGTAGAAAACATTATATCTATGCGGGAGCCATTTTGTCTTTATTGTTATTCATTTATGTTTTCTACAGATAATATATTACTATATACTCTCCATGCGAATAGAACTGGTTATTTTATTAATCACTGGGCTAGTTATTGCCAATATGTATACCGAAGGAAAATATTTGAAAATCGCGCTTTCTTGGAAAAAATATTACAAAATGATCGGCGTGGCATTTGTAGGATTAGCTCTTTGCTGGCTGTTTCGAAAAAATCCCGAACATGCCCGCACAATTTTAAACAATTCCAACGAATATATCAAATATTTGCCTGTGGATAAAAACGTCACCGGTATTATGGCACCGCTTCTTAATTTCTCGGCAAATTCGCAATACGGGGACGGTGGACGTACCGTTGGAGGTGGTACGTCGGACATTCAACCACAATATAAAAACCGTTTGTTTGAATCGGGTAAAGCCAGTGGACAAAAAGCGACAAAACGTTCAGTAAGTGAAACGAAAAAAAAATTTGTCGCTGCTAGACAAAACTGGCACTGTGGGGATTGTAAAAATCAATTATCGGCTTGGTTTGAAGTAGATCATACCGTTCGTTTAGAAAATGGCGGCAGCAATCATATTGATAATTTAGTTGCTTTATGTCGTGAATGTCACGGGAAAAAAACGGCCATCGAAAATTTATAACTGCGGGGCATTAGTTTCCGAATAGGCTAGCCTATTGGATGTCTCATAGCACCCAACTCAGAAAAAATTGATTTAATTTACTGAGTATACTTAGTTAATAACAATAAAGAAACAATGCTTATTTCAAATATTGAGACCCTCGAAAAGAAGTTAAAAACGTACTGCGAGACAGCAAACTTTCCCGTACCATTTGACGATATAATATTTTATTACTATATCGGTCATGATGTATTCACATTGGATGTTGATGGATTTAGAATAACGATTCCGAAACGACAAACATGGAAAAATATTCTGAAACAATTCTTAGAAATGACTACTGAGTACTGTAAACTGGCAAGAACGTTTCTCGATTATATTCATGACAACATCCCTCACGAAAGTATGTACGTACATTTGAAACGTGAACAGGATCGAATCACGCTACATGTTGAACATGCGAAATTCATATCATCAACGCACGCAGAAATCGAATTAAATTTGAACGACATCCGAACAATAGGTTCTGATGTAGTAAAATGGAAACAATTGAAAAAACGAATTTTACATCTCCTCGTTTTCGACCAAGATTGTCCTGTTTGTTTTTCCAAAGACGTCAAAATAATGACGAGTTGTGGTGTATGCCACCAAGATGTATGTCTATCTTGCACAATAAAGAACATCCGTACGAGTAGGAAACTGGCATGTCCGTTTTGTAGAAATGAGTGCCTTGGATATCTCTGTCCAGAAGAATACATAAAATCCATCTTACAAGATTACTTGAATTAAACCGTTCAATTAGATCAGTGGATCTCACTGTTAGATAGATATACATCATCCTGGGCTTACGTACAGCATAGAGGTTAATGGATGTTTTGGGCCTCTTAGGGAAACCTTGGTCACGCAAAATATTATTGTATTGTATAGTAAAATAATATTCAAGGTTATACATGTCGAATATCAAAAAAGACGAAACAATATATGAAACATATGCTAGAGAATTCAACGAAAATATAATACAAACCATGAAAAGTAAAACAGTAAATGGCCTCAAATCACCCGATCTTACCCCATGTTTAATTATTTTAATCGTCATCTCCATCATTCTCATTACATTTATTTTTTTTATTTATGAATTATCCACAAAATTACAAAAACTACAAATTAATAATATTATGGATTTGTTTACCTCTGCGGATTTATTAAAAGGAACCAATTCACAAGACATTGATGATTTTAAAAAAAATTGTAAATATGTTTTTTTAATTGTATTTATGCTATTTTTTGCCCTATTATGTATTATTTTAATGAACAATAAACGTAATCGTAAAACCATTATGGCAGGAATGGTCTCAACCATTGGACTGTTGTTTGTGGTAATGTTTTATTACAACAATTCATCTTCCGCTTCTAGCAAAGCTTACACGTCCATCATGAACAAAATATTTATCGCTATCACTTTTTTAATTGCTATAGTAGCACTTGCTCTATCTTACAAATTATTTGCGAACCGTTTACGCAACCAGCCAGGTATTACAGGATTTATTTTGGATCTGATCTTTTTGATTCCATGTTTATTTAGTGATTTTTTAGAGTATATTTTGAAACAATTCAATATGACATCAAACTCGGTGTTTGTATTATTTATTATTGAAATATTATTGATCATTGGATATTTAACCATTCCCACTGTCGTAAATGCGAATATGACAGCTAATTCGATTCCTCTATTGGCAAATTCGGTATTTTTGATGACACCCCGAACATTAACTACAGAAATGTTACCGACCATTACTATTACGGACCCAATTACGAATGTAATAACGACAACCAGTAACAAAAAATATAGTATTTCTATGTGGGTGTATTTAAATCAACAATTACATAACTCCGGTTCATTGACCAACAATATATTTAGTTATGGGTCGGACAACTTCGGTTTCAAACCCCAAATTTCTTATTCAAATTCGTCCAACAATCAAACGTTGAAAGATATTTACCAGATCACATTTTCTGGATTTTCTAATCCCGATTTGAATCCAAATAAACAGTCAAATAGTTTGTTGTTGGAATTACCAGGCCAAAAATGGAATAACATTGTATTTAATTATAGCGGGTCCAATGTACAGTTATATCTTAATGGAGATTTGGTACGTATATTTACATTTGGTCCGGAACACCCTAATCCTCAGTATGATACGTCCGACGTGATAAATGTGGGCGATGTAAATGGTCTAGATGGAGCCATTTGTAATATTACTTACTACAATGAACCATTGACCAATTTCCAGATACGTATGATGTATAAATTACTCTCTGCGAATAACCCGCCTGTTCTCAGTTCTGTGGCTTCACCTTCATGGACACCAACCTCATTGTCCGTATAATTTTTTATCCGCTGTCGCTACGGAAAAATGGTCCAAAGTTGAGAAGTTACGCTTCTCTGACCAAACAACTCCGGACTTCGTCCTCTGTTGTTAGAACCGAAAACTTAGCCTTTGGCTCTGTTTTCTTGTTCAAACTCAAAAAAAATATAGAGCAATAGTATACTAGAATTATACATTGTAATGGCAAAATCAAGTAAAGTTACCGGAGGTATGAGCGGAACAGGAATTATTATTACGATTATATCCGTTATTGCTATTTTTGTGGTTGTTTACTACATATACGTTTACTTCTTTACTGGGGTGAATACCTTGGCAAGTGGGTCACTTAATTTGAATTCGAATCCAGCTCCATCACCTATTTTGGCAGAAACATTAACCAACCCCGAATCAACCAAATACGCTTATGGTCTTTGGGTCTATGTGAATACCTGGGATACAACCAAGACCAAGGTTATTTTTAGCAGATATAGTGACATAATTTTATATTTAGATAAAACTACAGGGGTACTTAATTGCGCGATTGGGGCTGCTGGAACCCCTTTCTACACACCAGCACCCACTCCTGATTCCACATTAAACCCTGATATTTTAACCAGCGATTTTAAACAAAAAACAACAAACAACATCTTTGTTACAAATAATTTCCCGCTCCAAACTTGGGTATACATTGTGGTGAATGTCAACAATACTGTAGCTGATATATATTTGAACGGTAAATTGGTGAAATCGGTACAGATTAATCAGACCGCTCCCGATAAGGTATCCAATATTTTCTACGGAAGTGGTTACGACGCGGTTATTAATAAGTTTATACGTTGGTCAACTCCCGTGGATCCCAACACCGTTTGGAACTATTATACCAGTGGTAATGGTTCGAGTGGAGTATCAGGAGCATTGGGTGGTGCTTATAGCGCAGCAGTCACTATTTCCAAGAACAATGCGGTTTCAAGTCAATTTAAATTATTTTAAAATATGTAGATTTTCCGTACACCTTTGGTGTCGGAAAAATTACTAACAACGAAGGTCGAAGACCGGTTAGAGACCCCTCAACATCCCGAAGGGATGTAAGGTGGGAGACCCCAAAGGGGTCTCTTACCAAAGGGGTCTCCACCCTTGTGGAGTTGTTTGGGAACTCAATATTCCTGTATAAATTTATTATAACATAATATTATATTAGTATAATATTATCATAATATGAGTGAAAACAATATTTCTCAACAAATTTCTAATAATGTGAGTGAATTGGGCAAAAATATTAGTGATGGAACAAAATCGGTTGGGGAAGGTTTTAGCAACGTACGTGATAGTGTTAATTCATCCGTACAAGATTTTTCCGAAAATGTTTCGGAATACTCCTCCAGTGATTATTTAAAATCCAACGGTATAATTGCCAAATTCGCATTTTTAATTTTAGTATTAATCGCCTTCTTAATATTTATGAAACTCGGTAGTGTATTGATTTCATACATGTTACAGCCATCTTCGAGCCCATATTTGATACCAAACATGATCGGAGGAAGCGATAGTAAAACGATTTCTCAAGATCCCACCAAGGCCGACTCCGTACAAATTCTTCGTTCAAACAATCAAATGACCGGCATGGAATTTACCTGGTCCACATGGTTATTTATAGACAAAATCGAAACGGATAGGTATTATCATATTTTCACCAAGGGGGGTAATGGCGGTGGTAATGAACAATTTGATAGTAATGGTATCATGAAGGTAAACAACGGCCCCGGTGTTTATATCAAGGGTTCTAAAGATGCGAATACAAATACAACCTGTATGCTACATATTGTGATGAATACAGCCACAGCCACACCCACTAGTGATATTTCTACCATTTCCGATACAGTAGATGTAAATAATATCCCCATGGGCAGCTGGGTCAATGTCATCATTCGCTTACAAAACAAAATTATGGACGTTTATATCAATGGCGTTATAGCCAAGCGTACGGCATTTACAAATGTCCCTTTACAAAACTATGACGATGTTTACGTATGTTGTAATAGAGGATTTAGTGGTAAATTGTCAAGTTTACGGTATTTTAATCACGCATTGAACGTTTTTGAAATCAATAATGTCGTTTCTTCGGGCCCCAATTTAACATTCAATACGGGAGGTAATTATGTACAAAATTATTTGTCCAGTATGTGGTATACTAGCGCATAAAGATATGTATCTACAGGATATATAGATATAGATACATGTCAACGAATGATCAAAATAATATTTGCGCAGTTGTAGCTCAAAGACAACGTTTTTTATCTCTGCTACCTCCGCCACCTAGATATACACCTCAATCTTTTTATCCACAATTTACGAAACCACAACTAGATATGCGCAGAAAAGCCGAAATATTACAATATACAAAAAATAGCACTCAAGGATCCAAATTAACCAAATCGCAAAGATTTTCGCAATTGGTCAGTGCCACAAATAAATCGTCGGTCATTTGTCAAAAAAATTTCAATGTTCTTACCCCATCCTCTTCCTGTAATGTACCTGGACCTCCAGTTTATCTACAGTATGACCCTACCATACCTTTGTATAATTATGCGACACAGCAAGACGCCTATGCCGATTTTACACAAGCTCTACCTCCCACGTTATGGGTATCCCATTTTACTACTGGGTCATTCGTCGCCGGAAACAAGACTGAAACGTTGTTATTTACGCTTACTGTTCAGGACGTGGAACAATCTCAATATACCTTTGATTTAAATGTACCTATTGGTGTTTATGTTTCCGGCACAGGTACAGGTGTCCCGACTATGGGCAACATTACTATATCCAAAGCCACATTGAATGTTTATTTCTATGGTTCTACCAATACTACACCTTATTATACACATGCTTATGATTCAACAATCGTAGGTACATCACATCCGTCACTCATGGATATTTCTTTTTCATTTGTTACCAATAATAATATTGCGCCTTTCAATGGCAGCCAATTTCTGGGTAATCTCTATTTCCCGGGAATTACATTGAAAACAGAATATGGGTTTGTCTATGATTTTAAGCTTACTTTTACCTTAAATAACAATACCACAAATCAGAGTAATTTGGCCAATTTTTATTATGGTTCTTACATGAATGTTCCACAGTATGATACGTCAGGTAATAATTGTACAATTACACCTCAAATTCCACCCGTGATGGGCAATTATTTGCCTTTTCAGTTGAGTTCTCCAACCTAATTTTTATGAGGGTTCTTGCTACGCAAACAATGAATCGTTTTCTACAACTATATAGATTACCGTAGGTGTTTGGTATCGGGCATTTTTATGGCGTAATATTTGACAATATCGTGTTTCCATTCGATATTATCCGGTAATTGTTCCAAATCAAAGGTTAATTCGTCCATAATATTAAATGCCCAATAACATATGCCTTCCAGTCCTAACCATAAATAAAATGCTTGTACAGCTTCACTTTCCATGTTATGTAAAATCACTTTGTCCAATAAAAAATGGGGAAAACTAAAATTTACCTTATGAATATTCGGTATGTCTTTTCCGCTGCTAAAAAAATCTCCGTTTGTAAATGATTCTAGATTGTATTTTTTTATCAAGTAAATCACATGATTAACATAAATCATGGTTGTATTGTATATTTTTTTAATTTTATCCGCTTCTTTGACCTTATATGATTTTTGACCTACTAAATTAGTTTTTAACTTCTCCGGTGTTTCGCACCTCTCATCAAAAAATGTTTCATTTTCTTCTTCACTTGCTATTATAGTACGACACAAATACTTTTTAATATTATCGAAATTATCAAAAATAGATTTGTCCATGGTATATTGTATTTCATCCTTGGTAAAATACATAAAATCATGTAATTTGGCATCTAGTTTGTTTTTTTTGCAACATAATATGTTATATTTATTAAACAGAACAATACGATCTATTTTTTCATTGTGATATACCGGCAAACCTTTTCGGTCTGTAGATTCTTCGTACACCGAAGGTGTAGAAGAAGTTACTAACAACGAAGGACGAAGTCCCAAGGACGGTCGGAGACCGTCCTCAGCGCCACTGAAAGTGGCGCTAGGTTGCGAACTTCGTTCGCTAACCAGGGTGGATGCGCCTATTTCCGTAGGAGAGCATTTACCGGAGTTGTTTGGTCCCAACCTAACTCCAGAGGTAGCTTCGCTTCTGCTGCTACGCAAAAGCGAGGAGGAGTTTGAACCAAAAAGAGTAGACGAAGTCGGAGCTTTTGATTCTGATGATTTTTCGATATTCGATGTTAGGATATTTTGGTATAAAAAAATACGCATTTTTTCTTCATTTAATCTATTTTTATTCGCGGATAATTCCACTTCCAATGCTTTATATTGAAAATCATATAATTTTGGAGACACATAGCTCCCTCCTCTTACACAATCAATACCATATTTCATCATGTATTTTTTTACTACCTTATCAATTTCAAAAATATCAGATATCCAACATGTTTCGACAATTTGTTGAGGCTTATAGAGTCGTGGAAATTCAAACAAATATTCAATTTCATTTTTAATTAATTCCATCGGATGTTGGTCGGCATTCAGTCTGATATTATCTAAATAATATTCGGCAAACTTCTCTGGACTTTGTCCTACGAAATTAGTAATTTTTTCGAGACCTTTGTAGATTTTCCGTACACCTTTGGTGTCGGAAAAATTACTAACAACGAAGGTCGAAGACCTGAGTTGTTTGGTGTGCGAAAAATCTACAGTATCTGTGGAATAAACAAAATATCTGTTTTGTTCCAACGATATTACATATATTGTTTTATTCATGTATACAAAATTATATTGTGTATAAGTGAATATCGCTTTATGTTCGTTATATTTGTTAATCTCTATTTTTGTTGATACAATATTTGGGGGAATAAAACACCATATTGTGTGTAATAACCTGTTTTAGATGCTGGGGGTGCGTTTGTAGTTAAGGTAGGATTCAAGCACATTTGTTGTGTAGGAAATAATTGTCCCGACATACATTTACTTGCATCGTTTACTTCAACACACCCGTTGCGTTTTTCATATTCGCCTGCCAAACACCATTGTGATTTGCCACTCGATATCGGATTTTGTACAGGATTTGCGGTCGTATCCGGTTGGGGTGTGGCCATGGGTGTGGCCATAGGTGTGGCCATAGGTGTGGCCATAGGTGTGGCCATAGGTGTGGCCATAGGTGTGGCCTTGGGTGAGGGTAAATATGTGGGTGTAGATACTTTATCATGAACCGCAGGTGCGGGGGTAGGTACATAAATTATGGTGGGTTTAGGTGGGGGTTGAGGGGTTGGATGCATACTTAATACGTTCCCAATAGCATCCAATACGGCAGATGGGTATGTTTTAACCACAGGAGGCAAAGACGGTATGTCTTGTTTATTAACCGTTCCCAATAACAAATTACCGACATCGTGTGCCGTACCATCCGCAATATTTATACCGAAATGTGACACATTCGCGGCCAAGTCAGACGTGGTATTTATAATATTTCCTGACGCATATCCAAAAAGAGAGAACAGTGGTTGTAATAAATACACAATATATTGAACAATGACTCCTATGACTAAGAAAAGATTTATTCCTAAAACCGACAAAACCAGTATTACTATGAGTAATAATATTAAAAAATCTTTGTACTCGTAGGACATCGAAGTATTTGGTGTAATATTTGTGGTTCCATTATCCATGTTCAGTTATACAATAGTGGAATATTTATTTTGTGAGACCCCATTCGTTTATTACAAACCTTTTTTTTATCAGCGGATTGTAATAAAATACGATGACTGCCTTTAATTTTATGGAGACATTTTTCTTTCTGAGTTTAGGAATCACATTTGTTTTGTTGCTGTTGTTAGTCTATCATTTCAAACAAAGAATTACAAAAACAGAAGAAAAAGTAGATACATTGTTTGATATCATACAAAGTTTAGCCAAGGAAACTTCTGATTTACGGTCACATATTACCGTTTCAAACAACTCCGGACTTTGTCCTTCGTTGTTAGATGTCCGTAGGACATCAAACTCTTCTGGTAACGAAACTAACTTTGGAGTTAGGTTGGGATCAATGTATCAACCACCAGTTTTTTCCGGAAATCAAATGTTCTCACAGTTTCATATGATGAATACAAATATGGATGAAAACGAGGACAACATGAATATTCATATTCAAGAGTTGGATTTAGGCGAAGAAAATGAGATTGAGAACTTGGATGAAATCATGGATATAACCGAACATATTGAGGAGGATGAAGAGGATGAGGAGGATGAAGATGAAGACGAGGATGAGGAAGATGAAGATGAAGATGAAGACGAGGATGATGAGGATGATAACGTAATAGAACAACCATTTATCAAAATTAAAATAGAAGATGATATTTTACCCGAGACCAATGAAACAAACAACATTGAGGATATTCATCCAAACTCTTCAGGTAACGAAGATACTATTGCGCCGCAAGAAGTAGGGTTGGTACTAGAGGATAACAATATGATTATAGGTGAACATGCTTCGGATGAAATGAAATCTTACAAAAAAATGAGCCTGAATATGTTAAAACAGTTGGTAGTTTCAAAGAGTTTAGTCAAAGATGCTTCCAAGTTAAAAAAAAATGAGATTCTTGAGCTATTATCTGCGGTGGACCAAGGACCTGCATTATCATAAATGATAATGTTACATAATTATATATTCGATGTCCTTTGTTATTGATCCTTCAGTTACCGCATATTATCCGAATAAAATTGTAGATAGTTCTCTCTTACCCCAACAATATCTAACTTATGGAAATGAAAGTTCCGCATTTTTCAAAACGGTTGCTCCATGGTATCAACCCGGAGGCACAGAAAATCAAGCACTCATACAAAACTACGGTATTACTTCCAACCAACAATATCGCAAATATATGACTTCTCACAGTGAAAGTGTCAAGCAATATAACAACAAAAGTTTTGTCACAACCATAAAGTAACATAGAAATATATTGTTTTACTACAATATATTTGCTAAACCATGCTTCCGAGTACTCCTTGGAAAGTAATCAGTTTTGATGTAGGTATTAAAAATATGGCCTACTGTGTTTTTACAAGAAATAACGAAGATATATTGGAGATCATAGATTGGAATGTCATAGATTTGATAGACGCACCACCACAAATACATAAAACATGCGAATGTATATTAAAAAACAAAAAAACGTGTGGTAAAAAAGCCAAATTCTATTACGCAGAACAATGTTTTTGTGATAAACATGCCAAAGAAAGTACCATGTTGTTACCTACCCGAGAACGTTCTCCAAAACACATCAAAAAATCAAAATTAGGAGAACTACAGGCAATGGTTCTCCGGGAAAACATTCCGGAAACATCTTTGACAGACAAACGCAGCATACTCATCGAAAAAATAACATCTTATTACGCCAGTCATTGTTTGATCCCATTCATTTATACTACGAAACGTGCAGATGATTGTAGTATTATTAGCATTGGTCAGCGTATTAAACAATCATTCAATACTATACCAGCGATGAATGATGTTACGCATGTTCTCATTGAGAACCAAATATCCACCATTGCTCCACGTATGTCAATCATTCAAGGGTTAGTTACACAGTATTTTATTATGAAAAATGAGGGTGATTTTGTGTTGGAATTCATTTCTTCGAAAAATAAATTGAAAAATTTTGTTGGTAAAACGATCCCTACCAAAGAAACAACCGCTTCACAGAAGTATAGACAACATAAAACGGATTCTATTGTGTATGCCAAACAATTGTTAGAAAAATATCCCGAATTTCAACGCTGGTTGCCGGTTCTCGATACTTCCAAAAAAGATGATCTAGCCGATTGTTTTCTTCAAGGAATGTGGTATTTTACAGAGAACCAATGCCCCACGTAAAAATGTTATTTATGCGGAGGAACTTAAACATAAAAATTATATTACTATAATAATATTCTTATCATGGAAACCATCAACTTGAATCTCGACGATTTAGAACCAATCAATATTGATTTTGGAGAACCTACTCCCTCCCAAAGAACGGTCAATTTTGGGTCGGGTATTGAATTATTAATCAATGACAAGAATCGCAGTTCCAATCATGCCACAACCATCGATATGAAGGATTTAGACAATTTGGAGAACGAACTAAATAATTTGTCAGACGGTGTGGATGCTGCTGCCGCAAATGCCGGAAAAACCAATGGGGGTGAAAGCAAAGTATTTGGTGGATTCTCCAATTTCTTCGGCGGTTTTGGCGGTGCCAAGAAAGATGAATCGGTGAAAATTATTACGGAAGAAGATGCCAGTGATTCACGTGTTGGACAAGCGACGGCAGATTCCATGGGTGGCAACACCAAGACTTGGGACGGATATAGCAAAGTCAACGACGTTCCACCGAGAACTACCTTTCATTCATCATCTGCTCATTTATCCGAACGTGAAAAACGCAGAAAAAAACGTACCATGATCCGCAATTTGGAAGAATGGTACGAAAAAGGCATCATCAAAACTTCGTCACGTTTCACCATGGATTCGAATTACGAAGAAGTAGAAGATGAATATGAAGGAGCATTGGAAGACAAACGCAAACGTGATGCTGTTAGACTACAACAAAATTGGATGATTACTGCGATTAACACCATCGAATATGGTAATTCCATGTTTAATCCGTTTGATATTAATTTGGATGGATGGGGTGAATCGGTCAGTGAGGATATTGACAGTTACAGCGATATTTTCGAACAACTTCATGACAAATACAAGGGCGGAAAGATGAGTCCCGAATTGGCTTTGTTACTGAAGCTGGGTTTCAGTGCGAGTGTCATTCATTTCAGTAACAAGGCGCTCTCTAACGCCGCTCCTGGTGTCAGTGAAATCATGCGCCAGAGTCCGGAATTGATGCGCATGTTTACCAATGCAACGGTAGATTCCATGAAACAACAGGCGCCTGGCATGGCATTTGCTAGCGAGTTGCTGAATAATAACCGTCCAGGACCTATGACTGGTGCCCCTCCCGCACCACAAGAGACGCGTAACCAACCTGCCCCTCCAGCTAGTGCGCGACCTGGTATGCAATTCACGGCACAAGATGGCGCACCATTTAGTAATCGTCCCGACATTGCCATGGGACGGGGGGCTATGTTCCACGAAGGAGGGGTAGAAATGAATGGGGGATACCAAAATATGAATACGCAGCAATCTACCATGTCCATGCCACCACCCCAACCGTCTCAACCTTCCGCCACGCAACAACAAATGTTCAGTCAACCGCGCCCCGAAATGTCGGGTCCTAAAATGACAGATATTGATAACATTTTGTCGGGGCTGAAGACGAAAACTGTGGATATTCATCAGGAACCTACACAGGAATTCAATGAAAACGATTCCATGATTAGTATTTCGAGTTTGAAAGATTTACAAAATTCGGCGATGCCCAAACGTACCAACCGCCGTAAACCCAGGTCGGACCGTAATGTGATTTCTTTGGATATCTAGACAAAAAAAAGCTCATTATTATATTACACAAAATATTAGGAATGTAGTATTACAGCAACTGTATGTCTACCTTAAAATACCACACAATTACTTTCAATATAAACATAACAAGAATCATATTCAAAACAACGTCGGCGGTGTTTTGAATGTACCGTAGAATACGTCTGGGTCCAATAGCATACATAATACTAAGAAACCACCACAAATACGCCATGGATAGAATTTCGTGTATTTTTTTATGGTTTTTTTCCATATCTATTATCATTTTTTCCTTTGCCCATTGTTGTACCTCTGTGACGGTGGCGTTATCTCTTAACACCCACATTTCTTATTGTGTAATTGAAATTATATTGTATTTGTGTTTGCAGTAATATAATTTCAATTTTCATCATTTTTCTAATTTTCATCATTTTTCAAGGGAGTAATAAAACGTGTCACGTCATACTCCTTCCATAATTCCAAATATCTTACACGTACAATGTCTACCATTTGTTCTGGTTTCAGTACATGGTTTTCCTTCAACAATTGCGCACACTCTACAATAAATTCCTTGGATTTTACCAATATTTCTACTGCGGCATCATTTGCCTTGACCAACAACATGTTGACCTCTTGATCGATCAAAAATTTGGACTGATCACTCAAGTCAGGATAAATATTTTGTTTGCCCATTCCATACTGAACAATCATGTTCTGCGCCAATTTGTAAGCCTCGTCCAAGTCTTTGCGTGCCCCGGTGGTAACCGAAAAGCCGAAAAACAATTCCTCGGCAATTCGTCCTCCTAGTAACACCATCAAATGAGAAAACAATCCCTCTTTGGTATAAATATTTACGTCTTCATCGTTGCTTTCAAAGATGGTGTATCCGGGCGTTTTGGGAGACCACAAATTCAGTGCAATTTTGGACAGTCGTGGATGAGCATCGGAAAAGAATCCAACCACTGCGTGTCCCATCTCGTGAATAACAATGCGTTGAATAATGTCGTCGGAATATTTGGATTCGGTAGACTGCCATCCGGCCAATACACGATTGGCAATGTATTCCAAATCTTCCATTGTAATTATTTCGCGGTTTTCACGTAGAGCACGTAACATGGCCTCATTCAACAGATTCTCAATTTGCGCACCGGAAAACCCTCCCGACATTTCCACCAATGTTTCCAAGGATACATCATGTGACAATGGTTTCCCACTCAAATGAATCTGGAGTATGGAACGGCGGGTTTCTGTATCAGGATTACCCATAAATATATTCTTGTCCATTCGACCAGGACGTACGAGAGCAGAATCCAGGAGATCCATACGGTTGGTCGCACCAATCACAAAAATTCCATTAGAATGCTTGAACCCGTCCAAGTTAATCAACAGTTGGTTCAATGTCTGGTCTTTTTCAGAATTGGAACTCACCATATCGTTTCCACGCTTGCGAGCCAGTGCGTCAATCTCATCAATGAAAATGATACAAGGTTTGTTTTCTTCTGCTAATTTAAACAATTCGCGTACACGTGCGGCTCCAACTCCCACATATTTCTCGGAAAATTCACTACCTGAAACTGGAATAAACGACACATTGAGCTCCCCACTGAATCCCTTGGCCATCAGCGTTTTCCCGTTGCCTGGTGGACCCTCGAAAATGATGCCTTTGGGGGTACGTACATTGTATTTGCGGTATTTTTCATAATTAATGAGAATGTCGGCCGTTTGTAGTAATTCCGTTTTAATTTTATCGTATCCGCCTACATCATCAAATGTATAGGAAGACTGTTTAATAATCTGGAAATTACCGTCACCGCCAAACTCATCCGCATCTTTACTACCCATCCCTTGTGGCTTACCATTTCTGCGTCCTTGTGAGGCAAACATATGTGGATGTTTGTATCGAAACACACCCATTGGATCAATGGAACCGTATTCCGATTGTTTATTATCATATTGTCCTTCTACACCTTCCGCACTACTACTACGTTCCATACGGTCAATTGCGTCCAATTGTTTTTTAAACTCTTCAAACGAATTCATATCTATTTCTGATTGGGCATCTTCCTCATATTGTTGCTCTAATTCATTATTCATATTTTCCAGAAGTTCCGTCACATTCAACATAGGACGTTTTGTGTATTTATTTTTATAAGGAGAATATCGACTGTTTTTTAAATAAAACAATTTTTCCAATTTTTCCACATTTATTTTGTCTAAATGACTATAATCTTTTCTTGAGAAACTAGGCATTTTTCCTGAAAAAGCATCGGTAGCTACCACACCACATAACCATATTAAAATAGCTAAAATCATCCCTAAATATATCTATTAATCGCTTACGTTCTATATGATTTTGTTAAATAACAAAATTATATGTCTTAATCAATAATTTAATCTCTATTCTGGGTTAGGTTGCCTCAACAGCCCTTTGGGCTGTAAGGTTGAGCCCCCTTTGGGGCTCTGACCCTAGGGCAACCTAACCCAGAATTGGATAGGCTTTATTCTGGTCATATTGTTAGCATAATCCGGCCAGAATAGAGGTTAAACTTCTGGTATTTCCTCTAACGGCACTTCATCCTCACCAAACTCCCCTCCGCGTTTCTTACGCATAGATTTACGCTTAGAACCACGTTTACGCATGGTTTTACGTTTGCTCATTTTATTGGTAGATGTCTTACCACGACTCCTCCACACCTTGGCGGCTTTCTTCATAGCATCGCCCAATTTCACATTCTTCATGGTTTTCTTCATTTCCATGTAATGCTTTTTCACAAAATCGGTCCACTTACTCATTTTATACATTATACGCACATTTTTTTTGAATACCAAAAATTGACAGTTTTCAAGAGCGCAATGGAAAAAAACTATTGGTAACCATCCATGTACCTACCCATGTACCTATAATGGTCCACATGTTCTCTAATGTCGTAGAAAAATGCTGTATAGACCAACGTAACGCACGACAATGAGGGGTTGATACAATAAACGGTGACACGAATATTCCGTGCCAACCACTCGGTGTACAATATGTAACATATGTATGTGAACTGTAATAATGTACCACGATTACGGTAACATAGAACCCACTCAATGCCAGCATATTACATATTACTTTCTGTGTTTCCAATTTTCGAAGGAATTCCATAGTTATTATTACATAATTTCTATAATTCCATTTTTTGTAGTTTTTTATTTTGTAATTCCAAGAATCCATAAAAATCTCTATAAAAAGTATTTTGAGATTTTGAAAATCGGACATTTTAAAATGTCCATTTTTCAAAAAAGCTGGCGGACTTTTGTTTTTCCCTTTTTCAGATTTTTGTAAAATGGGATTTGTGAGCATGATGGTAACAATACAGATTTTGTAATTTCATGTTATGCTGTAAAAGAATTTGGACGCAACTGTTCTTATTTTATCGCTTTTTTTTAATTTATCAACCAAATATATATTTAAAAATAACTTTAGTTGATTATAATATGTCTACAAAAATAAAAACAACATACAATTGTGACGTTTGTGACCGCATATGGAGCAGACGGTATGAATATGACAGACACTTAAGAAGCATAAAACACGAGAAAATGCGACTAAAAAGTTCAGAATGTCGCACAAATAGTTCAGAATGTCGCACAAATAGTTCAGAATGTCGCAAAACCGTCGAAAAAACACCTAAAAAAACAATTTTATCAACATTTTGCTGTGATTACTGCCAATTTACGTGTAATACTAAAAAGGAAGCGGAAAAACATCGCAAGTCAAAACAACATATTAAAAATGAGAACAAAGAAGAAGACTTTTTAGAAATTGTGAACCGATACACATGTGTGAAATGCGACAAATATTACAATATATATGCTTCGTGTTGGAAACATTCAAAAACTTGTCAAGGTAAACCAATAGAACCAACGATAGTTGAACAAATACATTGCTCAGGTTCTCCGTTGGAAACTCAGAATGTGATTTTTGAAGTTGTTGATCCCAACCTAACTCCAGCTTCGCTTATGCTGCTACGCAAAAACGAGGAGGAGTTAGATGTCCTACGGACATCTAACAACGAAGGACAAAGTCCCAAGGACGGACTTCGTCCGTCCTGGGTGGATTCGCCTACGGCGAATTTACCGGAGTTGTATGAAGAAGTATCCATAGAAATGGACGGAACAATCTCTCATAAAGCATCAATTACCAATGACGAACTCGCCATATTGAAAAAAGAAATATATAAAGAAGTTTGTGAATCCGTTGTGGGAAAAATATTGGAGAACAACCAGATAATGATGGAAAAAATGAGTGAAACCATGGCACAAACACAAACTTTGATACAAACAAAAAACACCAATAACAATACCTTCATTCAAAACAATAATAATATCACTAACAATCATTGTACAATAAATATGTTTCTGAACGAAAAATGCAAAGATGCCATGAACATTTTTGATTTCATTAGTAACATGAACATTACATTTGACCACTTGTATCATCAAGCCGACCACGGATTTCAAAAGGGATTAACCAATATTCTGTTGGATAATCTGAAATTATTGAGTGTTTATAACCGTCCCATTCATTTCACCGACATAAAACGTGAAATCATGTACATCAAAGATAACGACGAATGGACCAAGCACGAAGACAAAGAAAAACTCGTGGAAGCATTGGAATGGGCAGCCAAACAAGGTGTAAATTGTTTTGTGGACTGGCGAGAAGCAACGGCTGCTGAGAACGAGGATTTAGATAGTCCAACGGGACAAATGTGGATGAAATTGATGCAGACCGTAGTACATCCCCATGATGATCGTATGAAAGCCTATCCGAAAATCGTGAAAGAGATTGCGCGCAAGGTCCATTTAAGGAAAGAAGACCAAACATGAGAATATACAAAAAATATGTATCGGGTTCTCCTAATTATTTGAGAACATATCTATACTTTGTAACCTCATAACCCATTTGATACACTGTATAAATGACTTCTTTTAGTCCGATATACGATTCATCAAACACAATTAGTGTATCTTTGTAGGATAACAATACGTGTGTGGTTCCGTAAGAAGTAATGATTTTCGATGGAATGGTGCGTAGCAATGGATAACGAAAGTCTGTTTTGGGTATTTGGTTCATAAACCGTCCATGTCTGTATTTTATGGAACCTTCGTATTCAATAATCTTTTTTACCACATCAAGTGGTAGATTGAACCAAAAAGAGTAGACGAAGTCGGAGCTTTTGGTTCTGAATCCAGAGAACGAAGTTCGACAGATTCTGTTAGATAATGACATAGTTTGTGAATATTATCTATTGGAGGACGAAAACACATAATAATTTCAATTTTTATAGAGTAAAAAACACTCCGACATAATATGTATATATTGTAATATGGGTGTAATAAGTAAAAACATCAGTCATTACGGGGACATCGCCGCCATCCCTTTTTTCGCACTTTTATGTTACTATTTTTACATGATAGAAATCAAAACGCCTTTGGAATACGTGTTGATGTTGTTCTGCTTCGCAGGATTCGTGTTGGATTGTTTTTTCACGTCACAATTTTTGACAAAAACAACATAAAGATTTTTGTATTATACACTACAATACAAAAATGGCATTGTTATTTTTAAATACGGTGAAATATTGGTCAAAAAAAATAGTAATTGCGGCAGGTATGTCGGTGTTGAAAATGTATTCAAATGTGTATATTTTCACGTATAAACGTTGTTTACAACTATATGATTCGAACAAAATCATTAAAGATATTTGTAATAATATATTTATATGGACACATCCAATTAAGGAGTGGTTTTTTTTAAAAAAAATGGAGCCGTTTTACGAACCATGGTGTTCACTGTCATACCATAACAATAATAAAATACACGAACAATACATAAACTTACACAAACCTCATCACCATCTCTCCTTTTTCGGAAATCATATATGGTTTTGGTTATATCCAGTAGATACAGATAATAACGAACATGTACATGAATGGATTCAAACTATAATAAGAGACGTACGGAGTATATGGACATCACCCGACCCCATTTTAATGATTATAAAACGGAACCATCAATATATTTCCAGAGTACTTAATTATGAAAAAATCTCAGACAAAAACACCAATATATCATTAGAAAAGACGCGTAAACATTTGTTGTGCGTAGAATACATTCATCCAAAAATGGCACAATCCATCTATTTAGACATTCATCCAGGATATTATGTGGAAGGAAATGAGATATTTTCCAAATTATTTGTAGAACGATGTTTACGGTATCAAAATTCTGCGTATGTATTTGATTCAGACTACACATTGAAAATCATGGATAGTATGATGCGTACGGTGGAGATGAACAGTAATGAATATATGATTGTAGATAAAAATAATTATATAATACATAAACAGTAAATGTCAACATCACCAGGTTTGGCATCACACAGAATGAATAATGAATCAATATCATCAGAAGCGCCGCCACCACCGCCATCGCCATCATTGTCACCATCATCAATATCATCATCGTCGTCATCCGAAAATTCAGTTCATCTTAATTTATTTTCATCGTCAAAAATATCTAGCGAGTTAATAAAACAAATAAAAAAAAATATTCCACAAAGTCCGGAAGGCGCGTTAAATTATGTAAACGAAATACGAAGTAATGTATTGTCATTTATTAAGAATAATATTAAAAATATATACACAAATGTTGTTACTAAACGAGAATATAATACTGTTTTACAAACTTTATCAAAACAACTTGACGAATATAATGATTTCAAAGTATTACGTTTAGTTAAAGAAAATATTGATATTGAATTAATTCCTTTAAAAGGACAAGTTGATATGGTTTTAAAAGAATTATTACCGTTAATCATGAATGCCATATCAAATCTAACAACAATTAGTATTCATATGCCGTCATCAATTAACGAAATATCTATATTACAAGATTGGTCAAAAAAAGGAATGACGAAACTTATAGAATCGTTTATGACGAAAGGTATTGTTTTTGTTGAAAATACACCAACATTAGGTACATTCTCATTATATTACAATATATTTAAAGAAGAAACAATAAAAATGAAAGAGAGATTGGAAGCGTTAATAGTTCATCTAAAAAATATACATTTTAATACAGATTTGTTGAAAAATTCTATATTTTTAGCACAGATTCAGAAATTTACACTATTTTTTGAAAAAGAATTAGATGATTTATTTTCAGAAATACAAAAATTAATTGATACATTCAAGCGTTCAACACCACGTCACATAGCCATGTTCAGATATGTAAAAAAAAAGAGTTTTCAAGAAAGACAAATACAACGCCGTAAAACAAAGAAGGTAAAAAATAAAGGAGTTACAGCGTCACAAGATTATTATAGTGGTGGTAATTGTACCACATATCGAAGAACACAAAAATCAAAAAGACCAAGAACAAGAAGAAATAGAAAATAAAACCAATATAAAGTTATAATGTATAGCATATATACGGGAGTGTAATGACGGACACGCAATATACTCCCACCCCATGCCACACATTGATTGGTAAATGGGATTTATATTACCATTTACCACACGACAAAAATTGGGATCTTTCCAGTTATAAAATCATCGCAAGTGAAATCAATAGCATGGAAACCGTCATCGCTCTCAATGAAACGATTTCAGAGTCTATTGTTAAACATACGATGCTTTTTATTATGCGAACTGGAATTACCCCTCAGTGGGAAGATCCCAAAAACCGCACAGGAGGTGCGTTTTCATTCAAAGTGATCAATCGACAAGTTCACGAAGTTTGGAAAACACTTTTTTATGCGTTATGTGGCGAAACACTTTTCGATGAGGAAATCATAAATCAACATGTGACAGGTATTACCGTCTCACCTAAGAAAAATTTCTGTATCATAAAAATTTGGTTGGATACTTGTCAATACCAGGATCCCAATGTTTTGATAGATATCGTTCATTTACAAAAACAGGGTTGTTTGTTTAAAAAACATGAACCAGAATTTTAGTATATTATTCAAAAAAATATCATTATATTTTATCTATTGATGCAAAATAAAAATTCTTATGTATTATTTAAAACATGTATAAATTCACCACGTCCATATGATAATATACCTAACTATTCGAATACATCTAATATTGTATATAAAAACAATCCAATATTACATTTTGTACCAATGAAAGGAGAACAAATCATAGAACCACATTCAAACAACTCCGCAAGGGTGGAGACCCCTTTGGTAAGAGACACCTTTGGTGTCTCCCACCTTACATCCTTTCGGGATGTTGAGGGGTCTCTAACCGGACTTTGTCCTTCGGTGTTTAGGAATAATTTGGAAGATTTTTCTGTAGCGAAAGTGGATAACAAAAAGACAAAAACAAATAAGAATCGTGTTAAATTCGCCCCCATTTTTAATAAAATAATAATAATACACGGTCTATCATTTTATAATGAAAATAATATTAAGAAAGACATATGGTGGACGGTAGCAGAATTAAACACCATGCGTAATTTATTAATAGCGGAGGTAAACCGTTTGAGAATGATAAATCCCCAGCGGACAATTCAACAATGTATTCGTGAAATTTGTACAAAATAATATTTTTGAAATATCGAAAAATATTATTTTCAACTTGGAGGCAAAGGAGCCACACAATTCAATATGCTTCCCAGAGAAGCCACATCATATTTCACAATTAATGGCAAATCATTTTCCAAATACATTTCCAAATGACTACATAATGGCGTACACTTGATGAAATGACTCAAACTCTTCAGAGAAAACTCGCCTTGGACCACCACAGTCGCGTCGGGTTTCTGAATAAATTCCATGTTACCGACCGCTTCGGACCTCATAATTCTTGAACTAGCAAAACTGCCCTCACACGAAAAAATAAGATCACTACCGACTGATTTGATCTCAATACGGTCTGAAATGCCGTTCAAATCGCGAATAATTTTCTGAAAATCGGTGGTAGGCATATTAATGGCTGTAGTATATTCCACGTCGGGTACTTCCAGTTCTTCAGTATCCGGGTCAATTAACCGCAATTTTTGATTATAGCATTGTTTGATGTCACCATTATCGTACTGTAGACCCAAATGCGACACCACACCGTCATGATAATCATTCTTGTCAATGTACATGGACAATGTATCATCGTTCGACATGGTAGAAATGACTTTGAATAAATGGAGTGTATTGGTACACACAATGATTTTGTCGGGTTCACAATAGTAATGTTCGAATTTATCGGCGTGTAACATGACATTTACTAATATTGTATGTGTTTTATCGAAATTAATGATTTTCATGCCTTCTTTGGTGAATGTAATGGTAGCGTCTGTAAGAATATCTTTAATTGCCGTAATCATATTACGTATCGGCTGTATTTGAACAGTTTTTAATAACAAAACAACATTGTTTTCATCCATGTTTTCTTTAAGATAAAGTCAGTAAAAACTTTATATTCTTTCCGAAAGAATAAGATTATTGTACTTTTAGCGATTCATTTTTACAGTTCGTATGTAGAAAGCATCTCCCCAACCATGAGAAGTACGTCCGTCTTCACTATACCAAGCAGTTTCCGCACGAATAAATCCAAATCTCGTCAAATAATCATCAATTTCTGTTACAATAGCGCAATTTTCGTAGACGTATTCGGAATTTACTTCGGTGTATATGTAATCGACATTTAATAAATAGTCTTCCATACCTTTGAGTGCTTTCAATTCTGCGCCTTGAATATCTAAATTTAAAAAATTGTAGGAAATATCATAGTTATAAATAAAATCTGACAATAATTTTGTTTCAGCAGTAAAATATGAATTATAAACAATATGCGGATATCGTTCGGCATGTGTACCTAATTTTAAAATAGACGATGATTGACCATTGCTAGCACAATTAAACGTAATCTGTTCCCTTGTGTCGGATACGACCGCATTTTCAATCAAAATATCAGGATAAGCGTTTTTACATGAATCTACTTTTTCGGGTATAGCTTCCACCCATAAAATTTTGTTGATAGGTAGATAGTTTTTGTATAAATTTAATTCTTCACAATCATGTGCTCCAACGTGTAATATACCTGTAAAATGAATATTATATTTAGCAACCAATTTATGAATGTCAATAAGCATTGATATAATGTATACCAATGTTTATTTCTATATTTATTTTGTCAATTATTTATGTTTACGAGTTCTCTTTGTTTTTTTAGCTTTTTTCGTATTGTTTTTTGCTTTTTTGCCTTTTCGGGAATTTTTGCGATTTTTTGATGATTTACGTTTTCCACCTGTTTTGGATTGTTCTGTAGGCGCAGGTGGTTGTTCCGTAGGAGCAGGTGTTTCTTCGGTAGGAGCAGGCGTTTCTTCGGTAGGCGCAGGCGTTTCTTCGGTAGGCGCAGGCGTTTCTTCGGTAGGCGCAGGCGTTTCTTCAGTAGGCGCA